CGCGGTTCTAAAGGAGCTTTACACGGACTTACAAAATTTTCTATGGAAGACGCGCCACCGAGTTCGTTCTTCTTAGAATACATAGCAAGACCACAAACCGCAGAGATGTTTTTTGAAGACGTGTTAATGGCTTTAGTATTTTATGGCATGCCATTACTTGCAGAGAACAATAAACCTAGATTACTATACTACTTACGCCGTAGAGGTTATAGAGGATATAGTATGAACAGACCGGATAAATCATGGAACAAACTTTCAACTGCTGAAAAAGAAGTTGGTGGTATACCAAACTCAAGTGAAGATATTAAACAAGCGCATGCCGCGGCTATTGAAATGTATATTAATGATCATGTTGGTCATTTAGGCGAAGGTAACTACGGTACTATGTATTTTAACGATACGTTACAAGACTGGGCTAAGTTTGATATAAATAAAAGAACTAAACATGACGCATCAATAAGTACTGGCCTAGCTATCATGGCTTGTAACAGACACTTGTATGCACCTAATGTAAAAGTAGAAAAACAACCTTTGAACTTGAAAATATCTAAATATAACAACGAAGGATACACATCCCAAATAATTGAATAAACATGGCTGAGTCAGTATATGTTAGTTTTCCAAGACAAGATGTTAGCGACGAAGAGAAGAACTCTATTGAGTACGGTGAAAAAATCGCTAAAGCTATTAATACCGAGTGGTTTAATAGTGAATACAGCACTAGTAGATATATATCTAGCGCTAATGATTTTCATAAATTAAGATTATATGCTAGAGGCGAACAGCCTGTTCAAAAGTACAAAGATGAGTTGTCTATTAACGGCGATTTATCTTATCTTAATTTAGACTGGACTCCAGTACCGATTATATCTAAGTTCGTAGATATCGTTGTCAATGGAATATCTGAAAGATTATACGACATAAAAGCTTACTCTCAATCGCCAAACGGTGTTAATAAAAGAACTCAATATATGGAAAGCATATTGTCTGATATGCGCATGAAGGAGTTTAATGAAGAAGTCGAAAGAGAGTTTGACATGGATACTACTAAAAGCGATGTGAAAGATCTTCCTATGTCTGATGAAGAATTAGGCATACACATGCAGCTTAAGTATAAGCAGTCGGTAGAATTAGCTCAAGAGCAAGCGTTAAAAACTATACTACAAGGCAATAATTATCCATTAACACAAAAACGTTGTTATGAAGATTTAGTTACCATAGGTATTGGCGCTACAAAAACAGAGTTTAATAAAAACGAAGGTGCTGTAGTAAAATACGTAGATCCAGCTAATTTAGTTTATTCACGATCAGACTCACCTTATTTTGATGATATATATTATGTAGGTGAAATAAAAACTATACCTATCAACGAGCTTGTTAGAGAGTTTCCACATTTAACAGATGCTGATATTAAAGAAATATTAGACAAAAATTACCACACAGATTATTATAAGCATTACTACCAAGGTAGAGATAGAACAGACAGAAACCACGTAAGCGTACTGTACTTTAATTATAAGACTTATAACAACGACGTTTACAAAATTAAAAAAACAGGCTCTGGTGGTGATAAAGCAATACGCAAAACAGATAGATTTAATCCGCCTAAAGATAAAGCTAGAGACTTTACAAGAGAGTCTAAGAAAATAGAAGTGTTATACGAAGGCGTATATGTTATTGGTGGCGCTAAGCTCTTGAGGTGGGGCGTTTGTAAAAATATGATACGACCTAAGAGCGATTACAATAAAGTAAAAATGAATTACAGTATTGTAGCGCCTCGAATGTATAACGGTAAGATACAAAGTTTAGTTAGCAGAATTACTGGTTTTGCTGACATGATACAATTAACACATTTAAAATTGCAGCAGGTTATGGCTAAGATGGTACCAGACGGTGTTTATCTTGACGCCGATGGACTTGCTGAAATAGATTTAGGTAACGGCACTAATTATAATCCACAAGAAGCGCTTAATATGTTCTTTCAAACTGGTAGTATTATCGGTAGAAGCTTTACGTCTGAAGGTGATATGAATCCTGGTAAAGTACCTATACAAGAAATAAATAATAGCAGCAAAGGTGGAAAGCTTCAATCGTTAATAGGTACTTATAATTATTACCTTCAAATGATACGTGACGTAACAGGATTAAACGAAGCTCGTGACGGTAGCATGCCTGACACTAACGCTTTAGTAGGTGTACAAAAGCTAGCTGCAGCTAACTCTAATACAGCTACTAGACACATACTTAATTCTGGTTTATTCTTAACAGCTGAAACAGCAGAAAAGCTTTCGTTGCGTATATCAGATATATTAGAGTACTCACCAACCAAAGATGCGTTTATACACGCTATAGGCGCTCACAATGTAGCAACTTTAGATGAAATAAAAGAGTTGCATTTATATGACTTTGGTATATTCATTGAGCTAGCTCCTGATGACGAAGAAAAAGCTATGCTTGAAAATAATATACAAATGGCGTTGCAGCAAAAGAATATAGATCTAGAAGATGCTATAGATTTACGTGAAATTAAAAGCGTTAGGTTAGCAAATCAACTATTAAAGATACGTAGAAAAAGAAAAATGGCTGGCGATAGACAAGCTCAACTTCAAAATGTTCAAGCTCAGTCTCAAGCCAACGCGCAAGCCGCACAACAAGCTGCTCAAATAGAATTACAAAAAGAGCAAGCAAAAGCGCAGTCTTTAATACAAGTAGAACAAGCTAAAGCTGAGTTTGAAAAACAAAGGCTAATGCAAGAGATGGAGGCTAAGAAGCAATTGATGGAATTAGAGTTTAACTACAACATGCAATTGAAAGACGTCGAAACTGAAAACCTCAAAGCGCGTGAAAAACAAAAAGAAGATCGAAAAGACGAAAGAACTAAAATACAAGCTACTCAACAAAGTGAAATGATAGATCAAAGAAAAACAGGTAAACCACCTAAAAAGTTTGAATCTGCAGGTAATGATACTATGGGAGAAGGGTTTAGTTTAGAAGCTTTTGGACCTAAATAATAACTTATATTTTATATTATGGAAAACAATAATCAAACAGACCTTGAAGAAGTAATTCAAGAGGTTGAAAACGAAACACCACAAGAGCAAGTCGTAGAAGAAGTTACGCCTGACGTTGATCTTGAAAAATTTGAAAGCAAAGATAATCCTGACATTATCAAAGTAGATTTATCAAAACCGGTAACCAATGAAACTAAAGAAAGTGACGTTAACGACACAGGAGTGGCTGGAGTCAATGAAAACACCGAGTCCACACAAAGTGAAAACGAAATACAGTCGCAAGGAGAAGTACAAGAAGAAGTACCAGTACTAGAAGAAGTAACAGAAGAAGTAGAGGAGCTTGCTGAAGAGGCTGTAGAAGCTATTGAAGAAGCTCAAGCTACTGGCAAACCACTTCCTGAAAATATACAAAAGCTAGTTGACTTTATGGAAGAAACTGGTGGTAATCTTGAAGATTATGTTAAGTTAAATAGAGACACTAGCAACTTAACTAATAACGAAGCGTTACGTGAATATTACAAAAATACTAAGCCTCATTTATCTTCAGAAGAAATTGATTTTTTAATTGAAGATCGATTTTCATACGATGAAGACTTAGATGATGAAAAAGATATTAAACGAAAAAAATTAGCCCTCAAAGAGCAAGTTGCCGAGGCTAAAGCCCATTTAGACAGGCAAAAGTCTAAATACTATGAAGATATCAAAGCTGGAAGCAAGTTAACAACTGAACAGCAGAAAGCAATTGATTTCTTTAATAGATACAATAAAGAGTCAGAGCAGACTAAAAAAGCTGTAAAACGTAATAGTGATATTTTTGAAAAAGAGACTAATAATCTTTTTAATGACAAATTCAAAGGTTTTGAATATAATGTTGGAGATAAAAGATATCGTTTTAACGTTAAAGATGTAGATGGTGTAAAAGCACAACAGAGCGATATAACTAATTTCATGTCAAAGTTTGTCAATGAGAAACAAGCGCTTACAGATGCTAGAGGATACCATAAGGCTTTATATACAGCTATGAACCCTGACGCAATCGCTCAACATTTTTACGAGCAAGGCAAAGCTGATGCTATAAAAGAAAGTATCAAAAAGTCTAAGAATATTGATATGAGCCCACGTTCAACTCAAAATGAAATTAACGTTGGTGGTATTAAAGCTCGTGTTATTGGCGATGATTCTAACTCTTTTAAATTTAAAATAAGAAATAAAAAATAACATTTAAAATTAAGAAAAAATGGCAATTTCAAATCCTGGTAATTTGTTAAATAGCGTGCCGGCTTCAGTGCCTCAAGCGCTTTCAACAAACTACCTAGACCTAGCGTCTGATGCTGGCAAAGGCTGGGCGCAACAATATGTGCCAGATCTAATGGAGGCTGAAGCGGAAGTATTCGGACCTCGTACTATTTCTGGTTTCCTTTCACAAGTTGGAGCTGAAGAAGCAATGACTGCTGACCAAGTTGTTTGGTCTGAGCAAGGTAGATTACACCTTTCTTACAAAGCTAACGTAACTGCTTTTGGTGGTGGTGAAGAAAGCTCAGGTGAGATTACTATCACTCAAGATATTGATGGTAATACTGACGTAGCTTCTGGTAATCACGGTATTCGTGTAAACGATACGGTTATTATCTCTGACTCTACTAACGGAGTAGTTAAGTGTCTTGTATTAAAAGTTGACGGTGCTGCTATTGATGTAGCTCCTTACGGTGCTGCAGCATTAACTGGCAATACTAGTGGTAACGCTACTACTGTATTAGTTTACGGTTCTGAGTTCTTGAAAGGCGTTAAATACACTAACGCTGCTGGTACTGGATCTGTTGACTCAAGAGGTGCTAACGAGCCTTCTTTCAAGAGCTTCCAAAACAAGCCAATTATCATGAAAGACTACTACGAAGTATCTGGATCAGATGCATCTCGTGTAGGTTGGGTAGAAGTAGCTGCTGAAGACGGTCAATCAGGTTACCTATGGTACTTGAAGGCTGAGGCTGATACTCGTGCTCGTTTCACTGATTACATTGAGATGGCTATGCTTGAAGCTGAGAAAGGTGTACCTGGAACAGACAAGGTAGATAACGCTCTTGAAAACTTAGCGGATATTACAAATCCAATTTCTGGTGATAACGATGCTACTGGTACTGAAGGTTTATTCGCGGCTATTGAGTCTCGTGGTAATATTAGCTCTGGTGTAACTGGTGTTAACGCTGCTACTGATCTAGCTGAGTTCGATGCTATTCTTGCTGAGTTTGACTCTCAAGGTGCTATTGAAGAAAACATGCTTTTCCTCAACCGTGCTACATCTCTAGCTATTGACGACATGCTTGCGTCTATGAATTCATACGGTGCTGGCGGTACTTCTTTTGGAGTGTTTGATAACTCTGAAGATATGGCGCTTAACCTAGGGTTCTCTGGTTTCCGTCGCGGATCTTACGACTTCTACAAGTCTGACTTCCGTTACTTAAACGACAAAGCTACTCGTGGTGGAATTAACGCTACTGCTGGATCAAACGCGATTCGTGGTGTTGTTATTCCAGCTGGTACTTCAACTGTATACGATCAAGCATTAGGTAGAAACTTAAGACGTCCGTTCTTACACGTACGTTACAGAGCTTCACAAACTGATGACCGTCGTATGAAGACTTGGGTTACTGGTTCAGTAGGTGCTGCTACATCTGCGCTTGACGCAATGCAGCTACACTTCTTAACTGAGCGCTGCTTAGTAGTTCAAGGAGCAAACAACTTCATGTTATTGAAGTAAACTATATTTGACGAAACTACCCTGCCTTCGGGTGGGGTAGTTTTATATTAATTTTTATTATATTATATTATGGCTAAAAAGAAAAAAGAAGAGGTTGTAGAAGAGCCTCAAGTAGAAACTGTAGTAGTTGAAGCTCCAATGCCTAAACCTACTCCAGTTATAGAGCAACCTAAGAAAAAAGGTTGGGAGTTTAAAGACAGAGTTTATTACTTAAAAGGTAATAAAAAGCCTGTATCAAGAAGTATTAGAGGAGCAAATATATATTGGTTTGATGAGAGTCAAGGTGTAAACCGAGAGCTTAAATATTGTAAAAACCAACAAACTTGCTTTGTAGACGAAATGAAAGGTGATCAACGTATGGAGCATATCATTTTTAGAAGCGGTGCTTTATATGTAGCCAAAGAAGATGTAGTGTTACAAAAACTACTTTCTTTATATCACCCTGATAGAGACAAACTATTTTTTGAGTTTAAACCTTCTGAAATAGCTAGTCAACAAATTGATAGACTAGAAATAGAAGCTGATGCTATTGTTGCAGCAAGAACTTGTGATATAGATATGGCAGAAGCTATTATGCGAGCAGAGTCTGGTTCTAAAGTTTCTGACTTAAGTTCAAAAGAGCTTAAGCGTGACTTACTAGTATTTGCACGTAGAAATCCTCAGCTTTTCTTAGAGCTACTAAACGATGACAATGTAGTTCTTAGAAACTTTGGTATTAAAGCTACAGAATTAGGTATTATAAAATTATCTAGTGATCAACGACACTTTATGTGGGGATCAAACGATAGAAAGTTAATGACAGTACCTTTTGATGAGCACCCTTACTCAGCGCTTGCACAATGGTTTAAGACTGATGAAGGTATGGAGATTTACTCCAATATAGAAAAAAGATTAAATTAATAATCACTTAGTTGGGTGGCCACCCTTCGGGGTGGTCACTAACTATAAATAACGAATTATGGCAATAAGTGTAGATAGAGTATATCAAACAGTATTAGCTGTAGCTAATAAAGAACAAAGAGGTTATATAACTCCGCAAGAGTTTAACTTATTCGCCAATCAGGCTCAAAACGAAATATTTGAGTCTTACTATTATGACCTCAATAGATACCTTAAAATTCCTGGAAACAAAACTGTAACTTCAGATCCTAGAGATATTATTGAAGAAAAAATATCTATATTTCGAGTTGTAAATCAACCTGTAGAGCAACAGTTAAGCTCTTCTTATTATAAAATAGAAACAGTTAAATTAAAAGAAATTTCTACTAATAGGTATTATACAGCTGAAGAAGTAACAAAAAGAGAATATGATTTATATCATCAATCACCGTTAACTACTCCTAAGGTTAATAGACCTTTATTTTATATGGCAGAAAATTATATATATTATTCTCCAAGCGATCTTTACAATGAAATAAGATTGGATTATATTAGGAGGCCTCATGCGCCAAACTGGACTTATATAGTGGTTAATGATAAAGCATTATCAAATCCTGACACTAGTGTTGGATATAGAGATTTTGAATTACACGCTTCAGAAGAGAAAAATTTAGTGGTTAAAATACTTCAGTACGCAGGTATATCTATTAAAGATGTTTCTTTATCTCAATTAGCTGGACAAAAAGAAGTTTCATACATACAACAAGAAAAATCATAACAAATGGGTTTATTAGACGGAACTACGCAAAAAGAATATTATCAAGGCAATGACTTTGGTGACTATCAGTTTGTATCTTTAGATGATATAATAAATCAATTTTCTATTATGTACGTTGGAGAAGATAAGCTTATACCTAAAGCAAAGCGAGCAGACATATCTTTTCACGCTCACAGAGCTTTAGCTGAGCTTTCATTTGATACGTTTAAGTGTCAAAAGTCGCAGCAAATAACAGTGCCACCTAGTTTAGTTATGCCCTTACCTCATGATTACGTTAATTATACTAAAATATCAAGAGTAGATAAAGCAGGTATTAAACACGTTATGTATCCTACAAGATACACTTCTAATCCTTTTGAAATAAAACAACTAGACACTGGAGAATATGATTTTCCTGCTAGTGGCGAAGTGCAGTTGTTAAACTCAGATTTTTCTAATGAATTAAATAACTACTTATTTACAGAAGGTGCAAAAGTTATAGAAGGAGTTTTAAATTTCGCACATAAAACACCCCCTAACAGTGCTCTTGCTGTATGGCAAGCTATAGACGTATCTAACATAAACTTTATTACTATATCAGCAGATGGTGTAGGTAACGCAGTTACAGGTGACGAGGTTGCTGGCGTTTTAAGGTTTGGATTAAGTACGCAGCAAGGTGATATAAATATATCAGCAGATGTTCAAGCTGGGTTTAATGGCGGCGCGTCACTACCAATATCTGCAAACGCTTCTGAAGATATTTTTGATATAGCATTTTTAGAATGGAACGGTATATCAAGCACTCAAACAGCAGAAAATATAGATGTATCTCAATACGATATTATATACGCGCTAATAACTTCTAACGCGCCTGGTGCTGTTGAAGGTACTAAAATTCTTAATACTATAGACAATTTATCTGTTACTAACTCTTTAGCTGGTGATGCGCTACAACACGCTGACCCAGCAGGTTTAAATTCTTCTACCTGGACTAAGTTTAAAGGAGTACCGGCGTCGGACGATACCGATGATTATAGATATCCAGATAGACACGCAGATTTAGAAAATAGATATGGATTATTACCTGAATTGTTTCAAACAAACGGCACATTTTATATAGATGATAGATTAGGTAGAATACATTTTTCTTCTGGCGTAAATAACGAAACTATAATATTAGATTACATAAGTGATGGTTTAGGTACAGATGAAGAGATGAAAGTTCCTAAACTAGCAGAAGACGCTATGTACAAGCACATACTGTACGATATCATATCTACACGATCTAACATAGGAGGCTCAAGACTTGCTTTTCATAAGAGAGAAAAGTTTGCAGCAGTTAGAAAAGCTAAATTAAGATTAAGCAACTTTAAATTAGAAGAGCTTACTCAAATATTAAGAAATCAATCTAAGCACATAAAACACTAATTCATGCCTGAAATTAAAAATACTTTTAGTCAAGGTAAAATGAATAAAGACCTTGACGAAAGATTAATTCCTAATGGTCAATATAGACACGCTTTAAATATTGATGTTACAGCTGTAGATGACTCTGACGCAGGTGTTGTTAAAAATATACGCGGTAACGAGCAAGTTAGTAATCTATTGCCAGATACTTTTATTTGCGTAGGTAATATTAAAGATGAAAGAAACAATAGGTTTTATTGGTTTGTTCATAATCACGAAGAAAATATAGACGCTATACTAGAGTATGACCAAACGTCTGGCAACTCTCAATTTATTGCTGTTGATCTTGCTGGCAACGAAGGTTATGAAAGTCTAAATTCTTTTTTAAATTTTACTGGTCAACAAATAACAGGTATAAATATTGTTGATGATTTTTTATTTTGGTCAGATGGGCATAACGAGCCTAAAAAATTAAACGTATCTAAATCTAGCCAACAAAACCCTAGTTTAGCTATATCTCAACAAACCCATGCTTACTTATGTATAAATGGTGAAATTACAGACACGTTGCTACAAGAAGAGCACGTTACTATTATAAAAAAGAAACCTACTAGCGCTCCAACAATAAAATTAATTTCTGCAAAAGGTGAAGCTGGTAAAGCTGTATTTGAAAAAGTATTTTTACGTTTTAGCTTAAGATATAAATACAAAGACGAAGAGTATTCAGCGTTTGGTCCATTTACTGATGTTGTTTTTAATCCTGAGTACGATGAGTTAATAAACTCTAGTAATTCTTATAATACTGACGAGCCGTACAACAAGTCTATGGTAAATCTTATAAAATCTATCGAACTATATGATTTTATAGCGCCAGATATGCCTGAAGATGTTGTGCAGGTAGATATACTGTATAAACAAGAAAACTCACCTGTTATATATTCGATAGAAAATATAGCTATACCTAGCAACGAAGCTGCTGAAGACGGATCAGGCCAGTTTAATATAGAAAACAGTGATTCTAAATATAAAGGCAAATACGTAATAGATTCTGAAAATATACACGCAGCGTTGCCTGATAATCAGTTTTTAAGAGCTTTTGATGCTGTGCCAAAATCTGCTTTAGCTCAAGAGGTTGTTGGCAACAGATTAGTTTATGCGAATTATAAACAAGGGTATAATTTTGAAGATAGAAAACCTACTATTAACGCTAATTATATTCTTAGATCTTCTCAAGATTTTACTCAAGGAGGTTTAAAGTCTTTAAAGTCTCAAAGAAGATATCAATTAGGATATGTACTAGGAGATAAATATGGTAGGGAAACTCCTGTATTTACTACAAGGGGTGGTGGAGTAAATGTAGATTGGTCTAGCCCTAATTACGGATTAAACGCTAGTAATTCTACAATGTTTACTGCCGAGCTATCTACTTTTGAAGGGTTTCCTAGCTGGGCTGATTATTATAAGTTTTATGTAAAATCAACGTCTCAAGAATACTATAACTTAATAATGGATAAATCTTATTTTCCATTTAGTCATAGTGAGTTTGAAAATAAAGATGATCACTTATATATTTCTTTTGCTTCTACAGATAGAAATAAACTTGTTGAAGACGATTATATTATAGCTAAAAAGATATATGATAGTAATAGTGTTCAAGTATTTGAAGAGAATAAATACAAAATATTAGATATAAGTAACGAAGCTCCAGACGCCGTTAAATTCGTGTTTTTAAATTTAGGCTCTATTAAAAATGATAATAACACGCTTTGTACAGGATCAAGTTCTTTTGGTATAGATCCTGAAGGTAATGACGATCCTAGTTTATTTCCTGGAAACGCTATAGTTGATAGAGTTGGAAAAAGAATAGATCAACAAACAGATACAATACACATGCATGCTAATGTTTGGGTTAGCACGGCTGTTGATGGAGCTCGTTTAACAGATCCAGATAATACTTATCAAAAAGACATTTACATATCCTGGAATGTAGGGGACTTATACTCTAATAGATATAAAGTTACTTCTATTACTCTATCTCCTGATAATAATATATACACGTTAAAGTTATCGCGTAAAATATCTGAAAGAGATGCTAAACTAGCAGTAAACGGAGATGATATATATGATTTAGATTTTACTACCTTGTCAAATAACACTCAATTTTTATTTGATCCAGGATTAGTATTCAAGTGCGAGAGACGACAGCTTAGAAGTGAAGAAGATTTTAGTGGTAAATTTTTCGTTAAAATAAAACATAATAATTATTTAACAGGTAACGATCAGTCTCAAGGGTTGCATGTTGTTGCAGACGCAGGATCTTATTGGTTGTTTGGAGAACACACTACAGGCGTTAATCCAGGCCTAGGTATAATAAACTCTGCTAGCGCTTCTATAGCGACAAACTTGGATGGCGCTGTTACAGTATCAGCTTCTACTAATATACCATCTGTAACTGGGTTTGCAAATTCTGCTGATGATTGGAATAGTATAAAAAATCATATAGGCGATAAGTTTTTTATTGACGATATGAACTTTATAGCGTCTAATCCTACTCAAACATCTTATGCTTTTGAAGCTGCTCAAGGTTGGAAAGGTAATAGAATAATATACCCGCCTATATCATGGCACACTTTTGATTTGGCGTTTTCTGACGATAGGGCATCTCAATGGAGAACACCTAATTTAGGTATGACGGGTTATGATGCTGACGAAGGAGGTATTGGGCAATGGAATAATAACAAAGGTTTTTCTCCTCAACACGTCTATGAAACTACTTTTACAGATTTAGCTGGTAATCTGCAGGGACTTGTAGTTGATCTTCCTGTTCTCATAAACGGTCTTGAAGGTATAGTAACAACTACGCTAGAACACACGGAAACTGGAGGTAATACTCCTATGACAGGCGTTCTTAACGGTCCAAGAAGATGGAAAGTAGGTAGTAACTATACAAATGATTATTCTGCGGCGGCTACTTTTGCTGCAATAAACTATGATAACACGTATGGCCCAGATAACTCTACTGGTAAACATTTTATGCATCTTTCGTTTTTAGCTCCTGGTGTTGATCTTATAGAGCAACTAAGCTCTAGTGATTTAGTAGGCGTAACAATTAGAGGTAAAGATAGCTTTGCTAAAAAACTACAAGGCATATGGGGTGGTGGAGCTTTTTCTAAAGTACCTAGTGTAGTTAACGGTGATATTGAAAATTTTGTTGATTTTGAAACAGGTGGCACTGTTGAAAGAGTAGTAGAGTTTGAAGGTAATTATGATTTAGATACAGGAGCTGCTTTACCTGAAACTCCAGGTCCAGGTATAGGCCAAGGATATGATTCTAGTTTTTCTACACAGCATCATCAGCAATGGAATCCTGCGTATTCAGAAAATGGTGTTAGTCCAGAAATAACAAATTTTGTTAATAGACTTAAAACGCCAGGACAAAAATTTAAGTTTAAAAAAGATCCAGACGAAACTATTTACACAATATTAAGCGTATCTGAAAAACACATATACAATCATACTTCATGGCGTTTACGTCGTTTGTTTAACGAAGAAACTAACTCGTTTGAGCTAGCTAATAATAGTGTAGAAGAAGCTGCTAGCGATTGGGCTAGTTTTTCTGGACAAGATTTAACCCCATCAAACAGTAGTGACGAAAGTTACGAAGATGCGGCAACTAATTTAGCTAACAAAATAACTGATTTTGGTGCGGCTCATAATAGAAGAACTTGTTTTATAGTAGAATTAGATAAAAACCCAGTAGAGCATTACGATCCTAGAGGTTTAGATCATGATGACGATATTGACGCAAACGTTTTTACACAAATAGAGTTTGTTAGTGACATAGTTCCAGGATTAATTGATAGCTTGTTTGTAGCTCCTACAATATGGGAGACAGAGCCTTTACAGTTAGCCGATTTAAATATATATCACGAAGCTAGTAATAACATACCTATTAGATTAACAGAAACTAATAACGAACTATTCGCTCCTGTAGGTTCTGAAATTAAGTTTGTAGATCTTGGGGTTTTAGTTAGTGATATAATTATTGAAGGTGAAGTTTATATTAAAAAATGGACTGGTCCAAAAACTTTTGAAACTAATATTGATCTTCCTGAAGGTAATTACGCAACTTCTTTAGTACAGCTTTGTAAAAAAGACGGAAGCTATGTAGAAGTTCGTATCGAAAGTAGCGAAGGCAATTTGCTAACTATAGACGAAGACTTACCTACAAAAGTAGGTTTAAATTATTTTAATTGTTTTTGTTTTGGTGATGGTATTGAGTCTAATCGTATACGAGATGGTTTTAATAACATGCAGATATCTAGCGGCGCTAGAGTATCGGCTACCATTGAAGAACCGTTTATAGAAGAGCATAGAACAAACGGTTTAATATACTCTGGTATATATAATTCTAACTCTAACACAAATAATTTAAATCAGTTTATAACAGCTGAAAAAATAACTAAAGATTTAAATCCTACTTATGGTAGTATACAAAAGTTACATACTAGAAGTACTGATCTTGTAGCTCTATGTGAAGACAGAATTATAAAAATACTAGCAAATAAAGACGCTGTATTTAACGCTGACGGTAATCCTCAATTAGTAGCTACAGAAAAAGTTTTAGGTCAAGCGGTACCATTTGTAGGTGATTACGGTATATCAACACACCCAGAATCATTTGCGTCAGAAACATATAGAGCTTATTTTGCTGATAAACAAAGAGGCTCTGTATTAAGGCTTTCTATGGATGGGCTTACGCCTATATCTGATGCTGGTATGCGCGATTATTTTAGAGATAACTTAATAGACTTTAGTCAGCTTATAGGCACTTATGACGCATACAATAAGCAATATAACTTAACTATAAAGCCAATACCTATATTTGGAAATATTCTTAAAGATGATTTTTCTGAAGGAGAACCTATTGTAGTACTTGGACAAAATGATGTAGAATTAATAGGCGATGATCCTGAAATAACATCTGGCGTATCTTTTTCTGAACCAGCAGAAACGATATACGATATCGCGCCTTTTATCAACGTTCCAAGAGGTTATGTTGCAAACCCACTTTTCGATAGTTCAGTAGAATTAATATACCACCCTGGCTATACAGCTGGTGAAATATTCCCAGAGTTTGATATTTTTGAGCCTCAACCACCTATTATGGTAGAAGTTGACATAGAAGTAAATCCAGGAGACGAAGGTTTTGATGATACCGCAACTATGCAACAAGAGTTTACTGTACCTGACGCTTTTGAAGATGGTACGTTTTTTATGTATAGCTGGTCGACAAACGATCTTTTTGACTTTGACGCAGAAGGTAGCGCTAATCCTTTTGATGGTGACGATTTTGGAGGCACTTCTACTAAGTTTAACATACATAGAGAGGTTAACTATACTCACGAGGGTCCTGGACCTGCTTCTTTTGCATACGGCGGAGGTTATGACGGTAGTGATGAAAACTTAGGTTTTGGGGCTATTAGTCTTGACGATGATGATAAAAGATGGAAAAATAGAGTGTTTATATTTGCTCAAACTTCTACTAATTTATCGCAAGTTCCTTCTGCTTTGTTAAACGATTCAAACGATCCTTGGGAGGCTCTGAATAAAGGTATAATTTTTAGAGGTAGTCCTTATCATAATAGTGGCAATACTAAATGGGGACATATAGAGTTTCCTAGTAATGGTTTTACTTCTAACGGTACTAGTCAAGTTGCACCTGCTGTTTTAGAAAGTGAACCTTCAGCTACAAACAGTACTATGTTTAAAGGTGAAGAGTTTAAAATTAGACTTGATTACAAGGCTAACCATTATGGAGATACTACACAGTCGAATACTAGACAGAATTTTGTTAGATTAGTTTTGCTTGACGGTAATGAAACAGTCGACGCTAGTTTATTTACTACTGGCGGTGCTCAAACTTCTACTAATATTCCAGAGTGGACGACAAGCCCAACAATAACTTTTCCTATTATAGACGAAGATACTAACGCAGCTGAGGATGCTGTAGTTCAAGAATTATATTTTAAGCTTAATAAAACAGAAGAGACTATAGGTGATATAGCAATACAAAACCTAAAAATTCGTATTGAAGTTTGGAGTTTAGGAAATCAGGGATCAAGTAAGCTGAAGAAAATGGGTGAAACTGTTATAACTAATTTTCAACTAATAAAGTTATATAGGCTAGTATCTCAAGATTTTCAAGGCGTAGAAACAGTATTTGATCCTAGTACACAAATTATTACAGTTGAAGTTCCTGAGCCACAGCCTGATTTGTTTATTGGAACTCAACCTGCGGTACCACCAGAAACAATAGATCCGTGGATAGAGGTAAAATACCCTGCAACTATAGATCATATAACAGCAAGTGGAGCTCAAGCTAATATACACGCGACACACGCTTTACTTTTTGGGCCTGAAAATCCTCCTCAACCGCAAAGTGTTGTGTATATAGACGACGAAGGTAATAGTCAGTTAGGAGAATGGGAAACTGGTTCTACGCAAATTCCTGAGGCTAATTTGAACGCATATCAAACAATGCCAAATTATCTTCCAACTATAGAAGAACCTATTGTTCAAGCATCTTTACCAAAAGGCGCTAGAGTAAAAGGTCAAACCATAAGGTTAGATGTAGATGGTTTCATGCAGCCTGATAGATGGTTTATATTAGAAATAGGTATAGATGAAACAAACCAAACAATTAGTACAATAGATTCGTTTCCTCTTGCACGGTTTGAAAATGAAA